CTCGCGTCCTGTCGAATCGGCTAGAGTGCCGACCCGTGCCCCACCCCTTACGGGGTGGGCCCCACGCTGGACCCTACGGGTTTCTCAACCCGTAGGGGCACCATGCGTTCCGTTGGCCAAGGCTCGGAAGAGGGTTGCGTCTCACGACGTACCCGTAATCCTGACTTGGCATCACCCCGAGAGCTTCTCTATGCTCCCGGAAGTCCGCAACCATCAACCAGAGACACATTGCTGCATCGTGGTTTACGCTCCGTATAGGCCTCATCTTTGGAAGCAACCGCTTCCTCGGTTTATGGCCCGTAACAAGAGCGCTAGTCGCTGCGATGTCATAGCCTCCCCATAGGAAGGCCGGAACATGCTTTGACCATCTCTCGTGAAACTCAAGGAGTTTGATATCAGTGAAGAACGGGTAGTTCCCACCAACACCATCTCTTGAATCCCATTCAAGCAGGTGGTTGAGGTGAAGGATCAGATCCGACACCGTGGATACCTCTCTACGAATGTAGAAGGGTGATACATCGAGTCCTCTGTAATAGTGCTTTCCGCATGATTCCCTAAAAGACCCTTGATAGTGGGTCTTCTTCAGGTTGACACGGAAACCCAAGTAGTGAAACACTCTACTCAGGCGAGGCACTAGATGCGACGAACAAATGATGTCGTCGCCGTACACAGAGATACGACCTTTAACCCGAGAAAGCCGAGCGACTACGCGAGTGATTGCGTAGAAGAGAAGGCTTTCCAGTTCGAAAGTAAAACCATTACCCATTGAAGAAAACATCGCAAGGCGGTGGTCCTCGTTCCGAGGTTCTGGGAGACGTGTTTGCTTGACACGCAGATCGTCCAGCAGCGACCAAACACTAAACGGAAGGCAAAGATGAGCCAACTGTGTCGTGATGGAATCGCTCGCACTACTAAGATCAACAGTTGCAAGGCCTAGGCCAAGCGCTTGTTGAGCGAGACGTTGGTTAACAGTTTGATCGTTAAGATTAACTCCAACCTTTCGCAAACGTCGGCGGATGTATTCGCCGGCGCCTCGTTGCAGTTGCATATTGACTTCGGGCTCTTTACAGGCCACTCGGTCAATATCTGACTTCTTGTCAACGGTAAACATCACACTACCATCAACGAGGGTGGTCGGCTGGGATTCTAATATAGTTCCTCTTACGAGGAAGTCCCAGTACGGCTTAGCCTCTACGGTGGTGTGTGCTTCACCAGCGAGCTTTGATATCGCAGCCTGAGGGCTGCGCTTGACGCGTGTGCTTGCACCATTAGTTGGTGGTACAAGCTGTAAGATTCCTACCGCCTTAAGAAGGCACATAGGTAGGGGTCTCTCACCACGTACGCCAAGAATCTCACCGACTAAGGTGCGCACCATCCGAAAGAACTTCTCGGAGGTGGCATAGCCAAAGTTGGCAGAATGGACTAAAAGACGCCCATTCGTTGAGATATTGGTTTGCTCGCATGATAGCCACTTATTTACAGCAGCGTCTCGACGCTGAGAAGGAGGAACAACCTTAGGGTCTAGATACTTGGAGAACAATTCGTCTCGCAGGTACTGACTCTTGAAGTCATCACCATCAATCAACCCAAGCAATTCCTTGCGGAACGCAGGGCCAACCTCAGCTGGCAGTCTGTCGTCATATGCCTTACGGCTTTTGACTTTAGGACTCGTCATAGTGCTATCCTTTTACAGTGATAGTCGGGTTTTACCTCACAGGAGTGTGAGGTACTACGCTGGGAAACCGATATGGCCGAACTGTCGAAACAGCTCGAGCCCATCAGAAACGGAGGAAGACCCAAGAAGTAGAGTCAACCCCAATAGGACCAGCGCGACCAGGATGGTCGCCATCCGCTTGGTGGGATTCGTCCCACCAAGAAGCCTCAGAAGTCCCTTCCAAACGGTCGAACGCATTAGTACGCGTTCTCACGTTCAGTCAGGATGGGGTAGAGGAACGCCTGAGCGGCATCAGTAGCACCGTGCACGAATGCAACGGTATTCCGCATGCTCTCTTCGGTCGAATTCTCCCCAAAGGTGAAGTCCACGGTAACGTGGTCTTTGTTCACCAGGCTGTAGATGGAAGTACCCGTAGACGTGTCTTCAGACACGGTCGGGACCGCAAACTTGAGGGAAACCTTACGGTAACCCCCAGTGGTCACGCGGCTGATGAGAGAAAGAACGGTATCCGCCAGGGCGATAGCCCCGAAGTCGGCGAATACTGCCTTCGTCCCATCAAAGGACACCGGCTCGAACGTATGCTCGACCGGCGTGTCTGCGCCATCATAAATGGCGATGGAGGTGATAGCAGGCATACTACTATCCTTTGCTGGGTAGCTAACCCTAGATATGCCATAGACAGAGGAGTCTGACTACAGATCGCTGGCGACAGCGACTACCTATAAAGACCGCGAGCAAGTGCGAACAAGCTCACGATCTTGGACTTATTAAGGTCCATCTTCCAGTAGGGTACTGGTGGTATGGGCAGGGGCATGTGCTCTCGATTGAAGCACTCTCCCCATTCGTCTGTACCTTGGAATGATCCTTTGTACAGCATGCCCAGGTGACCCGATCTATAATGGTATTTCCGTCCATTGTCGACACAATGATATGTCGGCTCTTTGAACTTGGATACCAAGGTATAGCGCCACTTGACATATTTCGTCAGGTAACCGTCGTCGTACCGCATCCCAAGATGGTTTGTAAGACCTTCGAGGAATGGCTTGATCGGCAAGAACCAATCAATTACGAATGACATCGGGAACAGTTCCCAGGCTAAGGACATGGGGTTTAGAAGCCCATGAGCGCCTAGCCGAGCCAAGGTCGGATTGCTGACATACATTCGTATGCCGGCTTTACAGACCCATTGGTGGGAACCAGTGCGTGTCGCCGTCGCGTAACCATTCCAATGATCCCATACTTGCGGGAACAAGGTTTCGTCACGGACTTTCTTGACGACAACGTATTTCGACACCGGCTGTTTAAGGCCGGAATCGATTGCTTCGGCTGCATCGTAGATGTCCCGTATTAGGGGTTTCCATCCGTATTGCAATTCAAGCCAAAGCTGGGCAGCGTTCTTGCTAAGCTTCCTCCCCGAAGGGAGGCGCCGCAAGTCCTCGTCTGAAATCAACCGCCGATTTTGCGGAAGCTTCCAGAAGCCCGGTGCATAACGACCCGTCTTCACTGCCTTATAGAGGCTAAAGAGGGTCGTCGCAGTGTTGACCAGATGTTCAACTGTCTTCGGCATTTCACCGAACGTTTGAGACATTGACCAGCCCTGCTGACGCACTTTACGTTGCAATTCGGAGAGTACCGCGCCCTCTAGAGAGCCCGGTACAGCTGGAATTTTCTTCCAGTCTCCTGCAGACCAAACAAAAGCATTCTCACCTAACCTAGACCCATGGGGCCGATTATATGTAGTGCTCCAGCGGTCTTCCCTGTACAATCGCTTGTAACAGGGACCGTAAAGGCCGTAGTCTCTTTCGAAATCTACGGTACCAGAAGTAACATCCATTCCATACCTAAAAGTGTTATAGGCTGTAGGAACGGTGTATGTGCCATTCCGGTTCGGAATGGTACTAATGGCATCATCACGATACTCAAGGCGGATAATATAGTCGCCGCCCGAAGACTCGTCAGAGTTCTTCAGGTTGACAACTTGTTTAACCGTATCTCGAGTCATGATGATAGCTCCAACTGGATTCGTCTAGTTGGTCGTGAGCCCCA